CCCCACCAGGAGTTTAATAATAATTACAATTTTTTAAAAACATATATATTTATAACAAAATAAAATAAAACAATGGGATATTTAGATAATACAAGCATCACAGTAGATGCAATTTTAACAAAAAGAGGTCGTGAATTACTTTCAAGAAATGATGGTTCATTTCAAATTACACAATTCGCTTTAGGTGATGATGAAATAGATTACTCATTATTTAATGAAAATCATCCTAATGGAACCCAATATTCAGCAGAAGCTATTGAAAATATGCCTTTAATTGAAGCTATTCCTAATGGAGCTAACATGATGAATTCTAAATTAATTACTTTAACTAGAGGAGCAAATGCTATACCATTTATTCAAGTACAAAGTAGTACAATTAATGTAAATCAAGGTGCATCTTTTTCTCTTAATCCATCTACTTTTAATCTAACAGGAACTAATGTAGCACAAGCAGAAGAATATATATTTACTGTTTTAGATAGTAGATTAACATTACCTGGATCTTTTGCAGGAGTAGGATCATCAATTGCAGCATCAGCAGCAGATATAGGAGAATTTAATACAATTGAAACTTCTTTAACTGTAAGAGGTAATACATTAGCAGGTACAGCTACTACTTCAAATGCATTATTTAGTTCAACTGTTACCTCAAGAACTACAAGTATTATTATAGAAGGGGTAACATCGGGAGCTATAAAAAATATTTCATTAACTGTTAATAAAACTTCATAAAAATAAAACACAATGTATACAAGATTTGGAGACAACGATATAGTTACTAGACAAGCACAAGAATTAGTAACATCAACATGGACTAATAATACTAATAATTTACAAGTAGCTCACACAGCATCTTCACAAGCAGACTTTACAACAGCTACTAGTTCAGGACAATTTTTTATAGAAGTATTTAATGGTGATTCTTCATTAGATGCTTCAGAAGTACAATACGCTTTAGCATATGGACATAGAGTAGGTTCAGGTTCCCCAGATTTTACCAATGATACAGGTTCTTTTGGATTAGGAGCATCTAGAGTAATATATAATCAATATAGACAGCTACATTTTAATGATGATACTACAAATTTTATGTTTGGTACTCATATCCCTGATGATATTTATATAATTAATATTAATAGAGCAAGATATAAACAAAGATTAACTCTTGGATCATTAAATTTAAATATATCAGGAGCATCATTTTCACCAGTAGTAGCTGGAGCTGAAATATCACAATCTATAATTCATCTTACTGATGATAGTGTAACTAACGGTCAATTTGCAGATTCAAATTTAGGACCTGTATTTAGAATAGTATCAGGTACTAATGGTACCGTAAGTGGTTCTGAAACAAATCAATTAACACTTAATGGAAGTGCTTCTAATTATGGTAATTTTTACCCACAAGCAGGCTTAATAATTTTAAATGGAGATGCATTTCATGGAGGTTTAAACCCAGCTACAAATACAGGAGCTACAAGTAACACAGATAGAAACCATCAAACATTATTTAATCATATTTCAGCAGCAGGAAGTTTTATAGTAGATACTACTGAAGAAATTAATTCACAATTTTACTTTGTAAGAGCAAGAAATAATCAATTCAATTATACAAATAATGAATCTTTTGTAGATGCAAGTAATAATATTAGATTTGATTCTATGAAATTAAACCCAAAAGTATTTATTACAACTGTTGGTTTATATAATGATGCTTTTGAATTACTAGGTGTAGCTAAATTAAGCCAACCTGTTACTAAAGATTTTACAAAAGAAGCACTTATTAGAGTCAAATTAGACTACTAAAATGTTACTTAAATGGGATTATCATACATTTATAAAAAATTCTCTGCACAAGACTTTGCAACAGTCCCCTTCAATGCACATAAACAATATAATTTTACATCAGCTTCAGCTGCTTCAAATAAAGTAATCCATTATAATACTAGTTATACTTCAGAATCTATATCTCAATATAGTTCAGCTAGTTCTGCCTATGGGGGTGACTCTAAAAACGTAACTAAATATAATCAATTAGATCATTTATTTTACAGAGACCATATTCAAAAATTTGGTTCTAAAAAAGATAAAATAGATTATTTAGATAATAGAAGAGATTTATATGAAATAGCTAATATATTATCAATTCCCTCTGGTTTATATGGTTTTAAAATTAAAAAATCATCTTTTTATTTAAGTTCAAGTATCTATGAAATAACAGATGATTCTAAAGGAAATTTAATTATAAGTGGTACTAATGTATCTAATTATCCTAATGATGTACAAGAAAATGTATTTAGATTAGATCCTATAAAAGGGTTTAAAAAATATGATTTAAGTACACATGAAGAAGATTACGTTGAAGTGACAGGAGGAGATTATATTAATGGTTTTAGAATAATTAATAAAAATTACTATAGAAGAGGACTAAAAAAAGCAACAGTTCCTTCAAATTATAGTTCTATAGAAACTTTTCCAAAAGAATATTATAAAAAAGATTTGGATGATAGTTATTTTTTAAATGAAATAAAATATGAAAATATAACTTTTGTAAAAACTAATGATTTTCCAAGTTTAAATTTTAATAGCATAGAAAGTGCTTCTATAAGAATTCCTCATAATAATAGACTTAATTTTAGTACTAATCAAGATTTTTCTATATCTTTTTATACAACCCCTGCAGCAACAGGATCAGATGGGGACATGTCCACAACAGAAAAAAGATATATTATTTCAAAAAATGGAACAGAAGTTTTTATAAATTCGGGTTCTGAACAACAAGATGTAGCAACTATTAGTCCACAGTTTCCTTATGAAATTTACATGCAAAGTCAATCTTTATTTTTTGCAAGATCTGATGGAGAAATAACACATACTATAAATGGAGAAATAACTGCTAGTGGAGGAACAGCACAAAATTTATCTCATATACTATGTCAAGTATCTTCTTCTGTTATGCAACTTTGGTTTAATGGAAATAAAATAGCTGAAACTACAAGTATTCTTAAAAAACCTACAAGAAATAAATCAGATATATTTATTGGTTCTAAGGGAATATTAACAACTTCAGATACAGGTAGTGTAGAAGGAAATAAATATTTTAATGGAAAATTAAGTAATATTAATATATGGACAAGACCCTGGAATACAACTCAAATATCTAATATATCTGAAAGTATAAATGCATCACCTTTTATTGGAAATGTATTTTATGAAAGTGGATTAGTAGCAATAACTCATCCAAAATACCAAACTATACTATCAGGTTCTACAAAAGATGGTACTATTAATACTTTGCAATTTCAAGGTTCTCATTTAATATATGAACATGAATATCAATGTACAGTTCAAGAACATGAATTTAATACAACTTTAAATTCAACTGCCCTAAATCAAACAGATTCTAATCCATATAAAATAGCTTCCTTTACAACAAGCTCTCACTTTCAACCACATGTTACTACAATAGGTCTATATAATGAAAATAATGAATTATTAGTAGTAGGTAAATTAGGACAACCTGTAAGAAAATCAGATAAAACTGATATGACTTTTATAGTTCGTTGGGATACCTAAAATATTTTTTATACATTAAGGGTTATGTGGTATTATCAAGAAAAATTAATCAATGAAATAGTTGACCTTCCTGAAGGAGCATTCGGTTTTATTTATCAAACAACTCATATTCCAACTGGAAAAAAATACATTGGTAAAAAATCTTTAATTTATAATTTAAAGAAAAAACTAGGTAAAAAGGAAAAAGCACTTTGGGAAGGAAAAGGACGACCTCCTATGTACAAACAAGTACAAAAAGAAAGCGATTGGAAAACTTATTATGGTTCACATTCTTTTATTAAAGAAGCAAACAATGAGGATTTAGAAAGAAAAATACTACAGGTGGCTTTTAATAAAAAAGAACTTACATACTTAGAATGCAAATGGCAATTTGTATTAGAGGTATTAGAAACTAATAAATATCTTAATGATAATATATTAGGTAAGTTTTACGATAGAGACTTTAAATGAAAGAAAATTTATTAAAACAATTATTAGAATCAGTTTTAGGTAAAAGTAAGTCAGCCCGTGGAGGTGAAGAAGCTGTATTTACTTGTCCTTCTTGCAACCACCATAAGAAAAAATTAACCCTAAATTTATCAACACAAAAATTCCAATGTTGGGTTTGTGGTTATAAAGGACACAGAGCACTTAAATTACTTAAAG